AATATAAAAATAAAAGCTACGATATGATAACATTATTAAACGGGGAAACTTGGGGCAAAGAAGAGATCTTAGCTCAAATGTACGACGACGAATTTTATTATGGTCACTTAGGCAAGTACGCTTTAAGTAGCTCAAGCCTTAAAACTATTCTTAAAAGTCCTAAAACTTATAGAAACGTAATTAAGTACGGAGATCCTAGTTCGGGAAGTCCGGCGTTATCTTTAGGTAGACTCGCTCATTGGATGTTGCTAGAGCCTAGAAAAATAGATAAAATACATTTTGTAGATACATCTAAAAAGAATACTAAAATATACAAAGAAGCAAAAGAGAACGCTAAAGGTGCGGAAGTATTCTTAACAAAAGAAAAAAAAGATACCGAGAGAATAACCGACGCGGTACTAAGAAACGAAGCGGCTTTAAAATTACTTAGTAATTCGAATTTTGAAGTTCCCGAGATCGGTTTACTTGAAGGATTACCATTTAGAGCAAAGGCGGATATTATTAAAGGCGATACTATTATAGATTATAAAACATCAAGCGACCTTAGAGGATTTAGGTACGCGGCTGATAAATACTGTTATGACCTTCAAGCCTATTTATATTTAAGACTCTTTAATAAAAAGAAGTTTACTTTTTTAGTAGTAGATAAAGGTAGTACCGATATAGCAATCTTTGAAGCTAGCGAGGATTTTATCAACAAAGGAAAAGACAAGTTTTATTCCGCCGTTGAGAATTATAAATATTTTTTCCAAGATAATAACGATCTCGATCAATACGTTATGCGCGGTATACTATGAAAGAATTTAGCTTCGATACAATAAAAGATTTTGACGGGCATATAAACAAGAGTATACCTTCGTTTAATATATTACTAAATTTAATAGAAAATATCTCTTATAGTTTTATTAGAGATAATTACAACGTCTACGACCTAGGTTGCTCAAAAGGTAGTTTACTTTTAAATTTAAGTAAAGGAAATAAAACAAATACTAATTTTGTAGGATACGATATATCTTCAAACCTTTTACCTAAAGATAAAAACAAAGTTTACTTTTTAAATAAAGATATAACCGAAGAGGATATTAAGTTTATAGATCCTTCTTTAGTATTATCTATTTTTACTTTACAGTTTATTGATTACAATAAGAGACAACCTTTATTAAATAAGATATACAAATCTTTAAATAAGGGAGGAGCTTTTATCGTTGCGGAAAAGGTTTTTGTTAAGGACTCTTATATACAAGATATTTTTACTTTTGCTTTATACGATTACAAAAGAAATAACTTTACTCCTAGCGAGATTTTAAGTAAACAAAAAGACTTAAGAAAGATAATGTTTCCCCTTAAGGAAAAAGAAAATATTAAGCTATTTAAAAAAGCCGGGTTTAAAAAAATAGAGCCTTTCTTCCAATCCTTAAACTTCAAAGCTTGGTTATGTATAAAGTAGAATACAAGCCTATAAAATTAAAAGACGTTAAGGAGGAATCTAATAAAAAACTATTTAACGTTATTTCTTTCTTTGCCGGAGGAGGAGGTTCTTCTTTAGGATATAGAATGGCGGGAGGAAAAGTTTTAGCAATAAACGAATTTGTAGAAAGCGCTCAAGATACTTACCGGGCTAATTGGGAGGATACAAAAATATACCCTAACGATATAAGACAAATAAAAGGAGAGGATATACTAAGAGATCTTAACCTCAAGAAAGGAGAACTAGATATATTAGACGGCTCCCCTCCTTGCGCTTCGTTTTCCGTAGCGGGCAATAGAGAAAAGGATTGGGGCAAAGAAAAGAAGTATAGTAATAAAACTCAAAAGACCGACGATCTATTTTACGAGTTTGCTAGGATAATAAAAGAAATTCAACCTAAGACTTTTATAGCGGAAAACGTTAAAGGTATGTTAATCGGGCAAGCTAAAGATTTATTTGGCAGCGATCAATTATCAATGTTCGGAGAGCATAGCGAGACGATATACCATACTTTAACTAATATAGGTTATAACGTTTCTTATAGAGTTTTAAACGCTAAAGACTTTGGAGTTCCTCAATCAAGAGAAAGATTAATTATAGTTGGAGTAAGAGACGATATACAAAAAAAGTTTAAATTTCCTAAACCTTCAAACTATAGATTTAATTTAAAAGAAGCTTTCGAAGGATTAGAGAATACAAAAGAAGAGCTTAAAGAAGCTAATATAGAAGCTTACTCTATATATAAAGAATCTAAGAAACTTAAAGAAGGAGAGCAAAGCGTAAAGTATTTTAGTTTAATAAAGACGGATAGGAATAAACCGTCGGGAACTTTAACCCAAACGGCGGGATCGATATCAGCCGCTTCTATAATACATTGGGAAGATAGAAAGTTTACCGTAAGCGAAGCAAAAAGAATAATGAGCTTTCCGGACGATTATAAATTAATAGGAAAGTATAGAGATAAGATAGAGAGACTAGGGAGAGCCGTTCCCCCTTTATTAATGAGATCGGTAGCTAAACAATTATATAATTTAATTTTAAAAGAACAATGAAACAAATAAATATATTCGGAGAGATAGAAGAAAGAAATTGGTTCGATGACAATTTAAAACAAATTAAAATAGGACTAGAAGGAGAAAGTCAAATAAGAGCATTACTAAGTAAAAAGAATATAAAGTTTATGCAAGCCGACTTAATATTTAACTATAACAATCAATACTATTGCGCGGAGGTTAAAACACAAGAAAAATATTTAGCTCCTCCGTTTGACGGGCACGGCTTACCAATGTGGCAAATAACCGCAAGGATAGAACTATTTAATAAAACCGGGATTATACCTTACCTATTTATTAGATGCTTAACCGATAACTTAGTATACCATCAAGACTTAAGAGAATTAATGCGAACCGAATATTATCAAACAAAAGGAAAATCCCCAAGAGTAATATTTAATCTAAGCGAATTTAAAAAAAGTAATATTGAGTGAACAACGATAAAATAAGAGACCATTATCTTTTAGCCCTAATAGATATAGCAAACGGTAAAAATATAATGGAATTAGAGGAAGCTATCGACGACTACGAGGAGCTTGAAGAGTACGAGGCTTGCGCCGGTATTTTAAAAGCAATACACGAAAGCGGATATTTAACAATAAAAGATTTAATTAAAATAATAGATAAAAATGAATAAAGAAACAATACAAAAATTAGTAGAAGAATTTTACGAACTTGATATAACTCGAAATACTAGGAAAAGAAACTACGTTGAGGCTAGAGCAATGTATTATAAAATAGTAAGAGACAATACAAGATTAAGCCTAGAGGCTATAGGTAAAACGGTTAATAGAGACCACGCTAGCGTATTTTACGGAATTAAATCCCTAAGTAATTGGATTGATACCGATCGATCTATAAAAGCAAGATATAGATTACTAGAAGAGCAAGTAGAAGAGTTTAAGTCTATAGCTACGGATAGAAACTTAATTAAAGAAGTAGATCAAAAACTAGCTTTAGAGTTTAGTAGGTTGAACCATAGGCATAAAGAATTGTTAAACGAGAATATAGGACTCGCCTTAGAGTTGAAAAAATTAAAGGAGGATCATAGTAAAAGAGAACAATTTTATACTAGATACGGGTTTATAAATTAACAATAACTTAAAAATCTTATTATATAATTGAATAAACAATCTATTTCAATATGGATAATCGAATAAATAACGGAGGAGCTAGAGAAGGAGCCGGAAGAAAACCTAAGTCCGAAGAGATAAAACTAGTAGAAAGATTAAGCCCTTTAGAGGACGATGCGCTTGCCGCTTTATCGGAAGGAGTTAAATCCGGGGACATCAAATGGGTTACTCTATATCTCAATTACTATTTAGGAAAGCCTAAAGAAACTAGAGATATTACTATCAACGAGGACTTACCTCTTTTTATTGATTAATGCGGGTTAAAAAAACCAAGGCATTAACGAAATTAAGAAGTCTAGATAATAGGATCAAGGTTGTAAGAGGCGGAACCTCCGCCGGGAAGACAATTTGTATCTTGCTTATCCTAATCGATTACGCTATTAAAAACGAAGGAAAAGAGATAAGCGTAGTATCGGAAAGTATACCGCATCTCCGTAGAGGTAGTTTAAAGGACTTCTTATCGATCTTAAAGGGACTCAATAGGTATAAGGAAGATCAATTCAATAGGAGTACCTTAAAGTACACATTTACAAATAATAGCTATATCGAATTCTTTTCAACGGATCAACCCGATAAGCTTCGCGGTGCAAGACGAACCGACCTATATATTAACGAATGTAATAACGTACCCTTCGACGCTTATAATCAATTATCGGTAAGAACCTCCGGGAATATATGGCTCGACTATAATCCTTCGAATTTGTTTTGGGTAGACAAAGAAATAATAGGGCAACCCGATACGGATTATATAACCCTAACTTATAAAGATAACGAAGTACTTCCTCAATCGATAGTAGACGAAATAGAGAAAGCAAGAGAGAAAGGTAAGACCTCGACTTATTGGTTAAATTGGTGGAACGTCTACGGACTCGGAAAAATAGGATCTCTAGAAGGCGTATGTATTCCGGATTGGAAAGAGATAGATAGAATACCTAACGAAGCTAGACTATTAGGATATGGCTTAGACTTCGGCTATTCGGTAGATCCAAGTTCGTTAATCGCTTTATACAAATGGAACGAAGCCTATATTTACGATGAGGTTCTTTATAAGAAAGGAATGCTCAATAGAGATATAAGTAGATTCTTAAGTCAATTAGAGATTACCGAAACTATCGTGGCGGATTCCGCAGAGCCAAAGAGTATAGCCGAATTACAAGGATACGGACATTCTATTTACGGAGTAAGCAAAGGAAGAGATTCCGTAGTATACGGATTAAACCTAATAAACCAAAACGAGATATACGTTACCGCAAGAAGCAAGAACTTAAAAAGAGAACTAGGAGGTTACGTTTGGGCTAAAGATAAAGAAGGTAATACCTTACAAAAACCAACAGGGCTACATCCGGATTGTATAGATGCGGCACGCTATATTTTAACCGATCAATTAGAAAACCCGAATAAAGGCGAGTATTATATTTATTAAAAAAAGTTTGGTAGTTAATAAAAAGTTTATATCTTTGAGTATAATTAAAAACAAAGACAAATGGAAACTAAAATATTTTATACGGAAACGGGATACGATAGAACAAGCTACATATTTTTTGAGATGAGAAAAGAAACAAAATGTTTTTATTACTTAGAAGCTATTGGAAAACATAACAACGAATATGGCGTTAATCCTGATAGAACTAAAGTTACGGGAACAGGATTTAGAATTAAAAAAGACAACAAACGTTTCATACAATGGAAAGGACAATCTTTAAAAGAAAATAGAAACTACACTTATACAGGAGCATAACACAAGAAATAAATAATTAAAATAAATTGTTTATTAATTGTTTATTAAATAAATAGTAGTATATTTACAAAGTAAAACAAAAACAATTAAAATTATATCAAATGACAAATTTAACAAAAAAACAATTCAATCAAGTTTTAAACTTAAAAAGCGATATTATTAAAATATCAAGTGGTAATGTAGCTTACAAATTAATGTACTATATGTATGTAAAAAAGTTAAAAACTAATTACCCTGCAATAAGACAAATATTAAATTTAACATAAGAACACAAGGGGGGCAACCCCCTTTTTTATTAACCAATAATTATATTATGGAAAACAAAGTAGAATATATAATGGTAAAAGAATTAACAAAAAAAGAAAATAGAAAGAACCTCATCAAAATATTTGGTGGTGCATTATTATGTGGCTTATTTGCAATAGCTTCAATGTATTTCTTTTTATTCTTTATATTGTGGGCAAATGAAATAACAGATAAAGTTGTTGGATATTTTTGATATGAAAGAAGCTTGTTGGTACGAAGAAATATACGTCGTTCAAAAACCTATAAAAGTAGGAACTAAAAAAGGAGGCTACGACGTTACCTTAAATATAGATTACAAAGGTAAGAATACGATTGAAGGAAACGAAACGTACAAACAAAATTCTAGAGAATTAGAAAACAAAATAGAAGAGGCTTATAGATACGCCTATAAGAGATTTATATTAAGAGAATAGTTTGGGCAGCTATAAATGTCTTTTTCATTTGTTTGGGGAATTAGAGGAGCTTAACTAGGTTCCTCTTTTTCTATTTATACAAATTAGGTTTAATTTTATTATATATATATGAAAGTACAAATAAACGTTCCGGATAGTTTAAAAGATATTACTCTAGAGCAATACCAAAGATTCGAGAAGATAAATACCGAAGAGAATAAAGATAGCTCCTTCCTACTACAAAAGATGATAGAGATATTTTGTAACCTCAACCTTAAAGACGTAGCTAATATAAAATACAATAGCGTTCAAGAAATAACAAACCATTTAAATAAAGTCTTCGAAGCTAAAACGGAATTAATAACTACTTTTAAATTAGGAGGTATTGAGTTTGGATTTATACCCGAGCTTGATAATATAACTCTAGGAGAATATATAGACCTCGATACTTATTTAGGCGAGTGGGATAATATGAAAAAAGCTATGAATGTCCTATATAGACCTATAACTAATAAGAATAAAAATAGATATACTATAGAGGATTATAAAAAAAACGATAATACCGAACTTCTAAAAAGTATGCCTTTAAATATTGTAATGGGA